GAGATTTGTCTTGACTGCATGCATAAATTCATCTGTTACACGAATTGAAATATTAGCGCCTGTCACTCTAGTTAACTCTCGTTTAATCTTTATGAAATCTCTAATCTGCGGATGGTGAACAGACATTGTTAACATAAGGGCGCCGCGGCGGCCGCCCTGAGCTACCTCTCTACATGAATTAGAGAATCTGTCCATAAAAACTTCAATTCCATCAGTTGTTCGAGCTGCATTGCCAGTTGTTTGCCCTTTTGGTCGTATATTTGATATGTCAAAGCCTACTCCTCCACGGCGCTTGGCGATCTGAACGAGCTCTTGATCGGTCTTGAGAATCCCTCCGTAAGAATCATACGGCGATTCTATAACAAAACAGTTCGATATTGATTGAACCTGATGGGTATTACCTATTCCTGACATGGGTGAACCCTGAGGTACTATATATTTGAAATCTCTTAAGAGGTCAAATATCTCATCTTTTGTCATAGCATTGGGATACTTTGCTTCTACTCTGGAAAACTCTGATGCTATTCTTTCATGCATATCATCGGGTGTTGCTTCGAGAAAATCACCATCTTTATTTGTTAGTGCATACTTTGTTACAAAAACATTTGCAGCTAATTCGTCATTATCAAAATACTCTAATGACTTTGTAAAGGCTTGTTCATACGTGATTTTGTCATTCATGAGTACTCCAACTAATCTTGCTGAACTTCTTTCCACTTAGCTTTTAATAAGTTTTTCATCGTTCTCGCATCATTTTCTGTAACTTCTCTGAGATCTAGATCTTCTTCATCTAAAAATTCAATTATCGATCTTGCTGTGTCCATCTTGATTGGAAATACAAGACCGTCTCGACCTGCACGATTTTTAGCAACAAAAAGACGACCGACGCCAGAGGACTTTTCCATTGGTTTTCGTGAAAGAGAAATAACTACATCTGCAACCATTGCCTTTCCGTATGCTTCTGCCATATTCTCAAGTCCAACTATGTCCGATTTTGCTGAGTCTCTGTTTGCTTGACTTGCAGTCCAAACGGGAATACTCATCTCCATCGCTAAATTTCTTAATTCTTCATAAATCAATTTAAGCTCATGTCTGAGAGAGTCGTATTGACGAGATGATCTCATAATATCTGCGTAATCGATTATAATTAAATTGGGCATAAATTCTTTAAATTTTAATTTTTCAATATGGTTTCTAATTGTCTGCACGGTTGCTGTTCCAGTCGGATACTCTTTGATGATGAGTCTACCCAGCTCTCTGTCTTCATACTTAGACAATACATGATTCTTATTATCTTGCACTTCATTGCTTGGAATATTGCAAAGATTTGAGTCATACCTTAAACCTACAGCTGTTTCTGTGAGCTCGAACGTATAGTGCACAACATTTTTTCCATGACGAAGAGCATTTGCGCCCATTGCAACGAGCCAGTGAGATTTTCCGACGCCTGTGTTGGCCGTGACAACGCCAATCTCGCCGCGGCCGAGGCCGCCGTTAAGTATATCTTTTCTATCCAGCTCTGGCATTCCAGTAGGACAAACTCTTCGATTAACCTTGATAAATCTAGCTTCAATGTCTTCAAAGAAATCATGCCCCGTTGAAGACGGCATGCCGACTGATACTGCGTTTTTCATAATAGTAAGCACATTTTCAAATTGACCATCGTGAATTAAATTCACAGATTCTTGAAGTGCTGCTTTGAACGCCTGGCGCTTACAAAAATCAAGAGATTTGTCCTTTACATATTGCAGATCACCGTGGTCCGGATTTGACTTAATTCTATATAGATATTCAACTATCTGCTCTCTCAAAACAACGTCATTTCCTTGGCTCAGATCTTCACGTATGATACTGACAAGCAATCCCAGCGTTGGAAAACACTTATAACGCTCATGATATTTGAAATATTTCTCAGTTAGATAATGCAAATATTTCAATTCAAAGAATTCCGGGCTCATTACTTCAATCATTTGAGCAGCCCAAGTATGATCATGTAGAAGGCTCTGGAAGATCTTTTCCTGGAATTGTTTTCCGTACTGTTTAAATTGACTATTACTATTTTGCAAAGACTGAATCTTTGCGACCTCTTGGGACATTCTAACCTCTTAGAGCAAAATTTAAAGATAAAAACAAAGAATCAATATCAAAAGTATGCAAGCCTTCTACAGATAAAGTTCTCATCATCGCTATTTTATTACGAGAAGGTACAAAAGTATTAACCACGCCATTAATCTTTTGAATTTGAGTTGCGGTTAAATTCATTGTGTCTAGGTACATTAACTTCCAATTCCTTCGAGCAACGCTGGCTGACTCTACTATTTTTTTATAAGCTTGAACTTTTGAATTTGGTGTTCTCTGCTTACTTAATTTAATTATATCTTCAACGCTTACAAATTCTTCTAATGATAGTTCGGGAAAACGCTTGGCCAGGACCTTAAAGCCTATACCTTTTATTCCTGGGACTCCGTCTGAAGCATCTCCACAAAATGTTCTTGCTTGACAAAAATTTTGTGGATGAATAGCAAATCTTTCAATTACGTCTGCCGTCTGAATGTACTTCTTGCTTGTTGGAGAAAAAATCATAACCCTGTCAGAAACAAGCTGATAGAAATCTTTATCAGAAGAATAAATTACACACTTGTCATCAGAAAACGTATATTTTGCTAAGTAACCGATCACATCATCTGCTTCACAATCAGATACATAAACCTGACAGATCGGAGTGTTTTTAAGTAGATCAATGAGAAATGTCACCTGACCATTTCTATTATTAACCGTGTTGGGAATTTCTGAATAAAATCTATTGAGACGCTGTGGTCGTTTATTCTTTTTATAGTCTGGAAATATCTTTCTTCTTTTTGAAGATCCTCCACCTTCCCAAATCACATACACAGACTTGGGAAACACTTCAGATACAATATTTTTTAATCCATTTAAGAAGCCTACTGCTCCGCCTATAGGCTCCCCATGTCTATTAAGCGTTGGATTTGCACAAAAATGTCTAGTGAAAACATTGTATGCATCAATTAAAAGAATGGGACGATCTGCCATTTATTTGATAGCCCCGTCCATTGCAATAGCCCTTATTTCTTCATATGATTCTGGGTCTATATCATATTCCTGGCCTGCCATCTTTTTAACCATTACTACTTCAAGTAAATCATTTATATAACTTGCGTACTCGGGATTTGACATCACTTCATCGAAAGACTGTTTATGAAACTTTTTCTCTATTACTATTTCCCCGGTCTTAGCATCTACGACAGTAAACGTCTTCCATGCGCCGGTACCGGCAATAGTAAGTTCTTTTCCGTCAATGATTTCAGGGCCATGTTTTCTAAGTACATCAAAGACTTGCTCGTGCTCTTTGATACCTACACCAAAGTGAATCTCAAAGTTAATCTTTCTAAAAGGTGGCGCAACCTTATTCTTGATCGTTTTAGCAGACACGTGAATACCAATTACATCGTCTCCGTCTTTGATTTGTTGCCCTGCACCTAGCTTAATACGTGTTGAGGCATGAAAGGGTATTGCCTTTCCGCCCGGAGTTGTATCAGGATCTCCATACATAACACCAATCTTGGTTCTGATCTGATTAAGAATTACGAATAGCACGTTTTGATTTGCTATAACACCTGTAATCTTTCGCATACCCTTAGAAATTGCCCTAGCTTGGAGGCCTATAGACTCCTTATCGTAGTCTCCTAGTAACTCTGCCTTTGGAGAGGACGCCGCGACGGAGTCCCAAACAATTGTCACCGGGATATTTTTGTCCATGGCCTTGGCTTTCATGATAGTAGCTTCTGCGATTGATAATACTTCTTCTGTGCAGTGAGTATCTACGTATACAAATCTATTAGAGACATTGATACCAAGCATTTTTAAATTATCAACAGAGGTTGCGTTCTCTGTGTCAATATAAACAACAATGCCCCCCATATGCTGTGTACTTCTAGCAATCTGTGTTGCAATATGGGACTTACCAATTGAGGGTGGACCAAATATCTCTATA